ATCTTCAGCGAAACGGAGAGTCAAAGTGCAATCCTAAACTGGCTGCTAGATGGATATCGAGCTTTAACACGCGAAGGGCTAACCATACCGGAATCAGTACGTTTTGCGACGGAACGGTACCGGCATGAGAGTGACAAGATCGGTCTGTTTATCGAGGACGAAATGGAGCCGATTTCGAATGCCGAAGAGCGAACATCCGCGGTATATGACCGGTACAAGAAATGGTGCGACTCAAATGGTTGTTTCCCGGAGAACACACGAAACTTCAAGCAGATTCTGGCGATGTACGGGCGCGTGGAACGTAAGCGGCCGTTCGTCGGCGGCAATGAAACGACCGTATTCATCGGGTTTCGGCTGCGCTTTGAAATGAGCGGATTTACCGAATACAAGGGGAGCATACCGTTTGCGTAACTCTTTGTAGCAACTTGTAGCAGGTAAAATAGGTGCTTTGTAAAAACGCTCTTCGTATAGAGAAGACCTAAAAAACCTGCTACAAACTGCTACAGAGTAAAAAAGCCCTAATTTAGGGCTTTTTTCTTACAGGTACAGAAAGGAGCATTCAACGAACATGCTGGAAAGAGATATTACCGCCGCAATTATGCGGGTTTTAAAGATGGTTCCACGTTGCTTTGCCTGGAAAGAACATGGCGGGATGTATGGGACGGCGGGCATCCCCGATGTGATCTGCTGCCTGGATGGACGATTCTTTGCCTTCGAGGTGAAGACGCGGGATGGCGTTGTCACGAAATTGCAGAAGCGCACGATTCACAGGATTAAAGTCGCTGGGGGCCACGCATATGTGGTTCGGTCAGTGGATGATGTGAAAGCCGTGTTGTGGGCATATGCGGGAATCGACATTTGACAAGGGAGGTTTCATATGAGTACCAAGGATTACCTTTCGCAGGCATACCGGATTGACCAGCGGATCAACAGCAAGCTGGCGCAGGTGATGTCACTGCGTGACCTATTGGGTAAGGCGACTGGAACACTTTCCGGTGCGCCGAAGGCGGCGACACCCAACCCGCACTCCATGGAGGACACGATCGCCAAGATGGTGGATTTGGAGAACGAGATCAACGAAGACATCGACGCGCTCGTTGACCTCAAGGCGGAGATCATGCGTCGCATTAAGCGTGTGGGAAACACGGAGTATCAGACGATACTGGAACTGCGGTATCTGTGCTTCAAGCGCTGGGAAGAGATTGCGGTTGACATGGGATACAGTCTCAGAAGGGTGTACGAGTTGCACGATTGCGCTTTGGAAGAAATTTCCTAAAAGTCCGCACTAAATCGCATTGTTTCGCACTAAGGAAGTTTGATATTGTTAGACTGCAAGAAACATAGACAGAGACTTTCGCAAACGCGAGAGTCTCTGTTTGTTTTCAGATGAGTGTAAGATGCCGAGAAAACCCAAGCGTCCATGCTCCTATCCGGGGTGCGGCAGGCTGACCGATGGTCAGTACTGTGATGAGCACAGACAATCCATCGATCGTCAGTACAACCGATACCTTCGCGACCCGAATGCCAACAAACGTTACGGTCGCGCGTGGAAGAAACTCCGGGCGCGATTTCTTTTGCAGCATCCTTTGTGTGAACAGTGCAGGAATGAAGGCAGGCTGACGCCTGCCGAGGAAGTGCATCATATCCTGCCGCTGGCAAACGGTGGAACACACGACGAGCGCAACCTCATGGCGTTATGTAAGAGTTGCCATTCGAAGATTACGATCGGAAGCACCAACTCAAGACAGAAATAGCACGCGAAATGACCCTGTGGGGGCAATTCAATCTCTGCGACCTTTCCAACCGGACAACGCGGTCGGGTCACGTACAAACTTTCGCGGTTTCAAGAGGTCGAATAGGCCTCTAATTTTTTTCGCAGGAGGAAACTCACATGCCAAACGGTCACGGCGGGTCGAGATTGGGCGCGGGTCAGAAGAAAAAGCCGCTCGCCGATAAGATGCTCGACGGTAACCCGGGTAAGCGGAAGCTGACCGTTGTGGAGTTTCCCAATACCGCCAATCTACTAGGCAATGATATGCCGCTGCCGAGAGAACTGCTCTCTGCGCAACAGAAGGATGGACGTAACCTCGAGGCGGCGGAGATCTACGCAATCACATGGGGCTGGCTCGACCAGCGTGGCGCGGCAAGGATCGTTTCTCCGCAGTTGCTGGAGCGGTACGCCATGAGCGCAGCACGCTGGATTCAGTGTGAAGAGGCGGTGACTGAGTACGGCTTCTTAGCGAAGCATCCGACCACCGGCAGCGCGATTCAGTCTCCGTATGTGGCAATGAGCCAGAATTACATGGCACAGACGAACCGGCTCTGGTACGAGATCTTCCAGATCGTGAAGGAGAACTGTGCGACAGACTATACGGGTACGAATCCGCAGGACGACGTTATGGAACGCCTGCTGACCGCGCGCAAGGGGAAATGAGTATGGACGATGTGCAGGATTTTATCCAGTCGCTCCGATACTACCGACTGACAAGTCAACAGCGAAAGACTCTGCGCGGGCAAGCGCTCGCGGGAAACCTTCCCGCGGCGCAGGTCGGCTTACGGAAAATCGTCTCGAAAGGAATCCAACATGGTCATTCAAACGCTGCCGGTCGATAATCTCGTTCCGGCGGATTACAATCCACGCAAAGACCTGAAGCCCGGCGACCCGGAATACGAAAAGCTGAAGCGTTCGCTATTGGAGTTTGGATATGTAGAGCCGGTCATCTGGAATCAGACCACAGGCCACGTCGTCGGCGGACACCAACGGCTGAAAGTGCTGGTCGATACAGGTGTGACCGAGATTGAATGTGTTGTTGTGGAGATGAGCGAAGAGAAAGAGAAAGCGCTCAATGTCGCGCTCAACAAAATCAGCGGCGAATGGGATAAAGAGAAGCTTTCGCTTCTGATCTCCGATCTGCAACTTGTGGATTTCGACGTTTCGCTGACGGGCTTTGACGCGCCGGAGATCGACGCGTTGTTTAAGGATACTCAGCGTGCCGATGTTCATGACGATGATTTTGATGTGGACGCCGCGCTGAAAGAGCCGGTGATGACAAAGCCGGGTGACCTTTGGCTGCTCGGAAAACATAGGCTTGTCTGCGGCGACAGCACGAAGCGTGATGTGTTCGAGCTTCTCATGGACGGCGGGCAAGCAAACCTCGTGGTCACCGATCCTCCTTACAATGTGAACTACGAAGGCAGCGCGGGAAAGATTAAAAACGACAACATGACAGACTCCGCGTTTTATGATTTCCTGCTCGCATCGTTTCAGAACATGGAAGTCTATATGTCGAACGACGCGTCGATCTATGTGTTCCACGCTGATACGGAGGGTTTGAACTTCCGAAGAGCGTTCTCGGAAGCGGGATTCTATCTCTCCGGCACCTGCATCTGGAAGAAGCAGTCGCTGGTACTCGGTCGAAGTCCGTATCAGTGGCGGCATGAACCGGTGTTGTTCGGGTGGAAGAAAAAAGGTAAGCACGAATGGTACGCCGATCGTAAACAAACAACCATCTGGGAGTTCGACAAACCCAAACAGAATGCCGACCATCCGACCATGAAGCCGGTGGAGTTGTTGGCGTATCCTATTCTGAACTCCAGCATGGCGAACTGTGTCGTTCTCGACCCGTTCGGCGGCAGCGGTAGCACCCTGATTGCCTGTGAGCAGACCGATCGCGTCTGTCGCATGATCGAGATTGATGAAAAATACTGCGATGTGATTGTGAAACGGTATATTCAACAGGTCGGCTCTGAGAAAGACGTAATTCTGATTAGGGACGGAACAAAAGCGCCGTACTCGGAGATTGCCAATGCGTGAACTGACGCTTGGTAGCCTATTCGACGGCAGCGGCGGATTTCCACTCGGCGGTCTGCTCAGCGGGATTCGCCCTGTATGGGCATCAGAGATTGAACCGTTCCCGATCCGCGTTACGACGAAGAGAATGCCGTTCATCCGGCATCTAGGAGATGTGTCGCGTATCGATGGTGCTTTGATCGAGCCGGTTGATATCATCACGTTCGGCTCGCCCTGCACCGACCTGTCAGTTGCGGGTAAGCGCGCAGGATTGTCGGGATCGCAATCTGTCTTGTTTCATGAAGCGATCCGAATCGTGCGGCAAATGAGGGAAGTAACGAATGGAGCATATCCAAAGTACATCGTCTGGGAAAACGTCCCGGGCGCGTTCAGCAGTAACGGAGGACAGGACTTCAAAGCGGTACTCGACGCGATCGTCAGTATCGTCGCGCCGGGAGCCGAGGTGTCTGCGCCTGATGACTGCAAATGGCCTTACGCCGACGTATATCTGGGAACAGGATGGAGCTTGGCGTACCGCGTTGTCGACGCGCAATATTTCGGAGTCGCCCAACGCCGCCGCCGTATCTACCTTGTCGCAAGTTTTATCGACGAACGCGCCGGAGAAATACTATTTGAGCGCGAAGGCGTGCGCAGGGATTTTACGCCGTGCGCAAACCAGAGGCAAACACCTGCCGGAGATTCTTCAGGAGGCGCTATCGCGTCAGTTGGATTCGAACCCGGCGCGCTGAGGCGTATGGGCGGTCATGCATGGGCGGAAAGCACTGGATGCCTTCGCGCGGATATGGGCGACAATCAAACGGCGGTAGCTATCGAGAATTACCCGATCGACGGACGTTACAAGCTGGAAAAGGACGGACTAGTTCAGACGCTCGCGGCGCGCATGGGAACTGGCGGTATGAACGTCCCGCTCGTTATGAATTGCGCGTTCGGCGTGTGCTCCGATGGCAGCAATGCCATGCGATCGGATAACCCCGAAAGCGGATTTTACGAAGCGGCTACCGCACGTACGCTTGACGCGAACGGCGGCAGGCCGGATTGTAATCAGGGCGGTATCGCGGTCGTCGCGTTTACTCATAACCAGCGTGATGAGGCGCGTGATCTCGGTGGTGTCGCCGGAGCGTTATCTGCGAATATTGGTATAAAGCAGCAAACCTATGCGCTGCAGGGCAGTATGATCGGGCGAAGCGACCGCAACGGACCGCAAGGCGACGGCGTGAACGAAGGCGTGTGTTTTACGCTCAACACTTCCGATCATCATGTCGTGTGCTATCCCGATCGGGTCGGCTGCCTTTGCGCGAGCGATTATAAATTCCCGCAGAACCAGCAAGTGGAAGACAGTAAATATGTGGTGGAGCCGTATCAGCGCGTTTGCGGTACGATTTCACCCGGCGCACACCCCGGCGGATTCAACGGGCAGGATGCGTCCAACGACATGCTCGTTCCAGCAAGGCGCGTGGAAGAACCGAAATATGCGGTGCGGAGATTGACGCCCGAGGAATGCGCTCGGTTGCAAGGCTTCCCCGATTGGTGGTGCGCGGATCTTGGTACAGAGCATCCTTCCGATCAGGAAATCGAATGCTGGCTGGACGTCTTCGAAACACACCGCCGAATCACAGGCTCGGCAATAAAACCGAAGACGAGAAAGCAAATCGCGAAATGGCTGAACGACCCTTACACCGACGCTGCGGAGTACAAACTCTGGGGCAACGGCGTCGCGCTGCCGTGCGTTGTGTTTGTTTTATCGGGGATCCTGTCGGAATCCGCTGTATATCTGGACGAAACAGCTTGATATTCACACCCGAAAGAGTGATGTATGTGACTACTAAATCGAAAGGAAGGTATTCACAATGCAAATCAAGTACAACGTTACGGGGGACAGACGAAAGGCCCTGGTCGCGGTCATGAGGGATGTGCTGCAGGACACGACGCGATACCTCGGCGCGCCGAGCTTCGCGTTTCAGGTCGGTGCATACACGATCGACAAGAACGGTACGATTACTTGCCCAGATGGCGCAGATGAGGCGCAGATTGAAATGCTGATCCGCGAACTGGCGCACGACGGTTTCGCCGGCGAACGGATCGGCGAAGTGGTAAAGCCCGCTGAACCCAAAGCGGTCGAGGCGATTTCGCCTATTGAAAAAACCCCTCGGGAGATCAACCCTGAACGCCTTGCAGTTGAGTTGCCGAAGGAAGGCATGACTCCCACTTCGATGGAGAACTTGAAGCGACTGGTCGCGAGCAAGTCGACACTGCTCAAGAAAGCGCTCGGCACGGACAGCCTGCCGATCACAGATCATCCAGACAGGATCGAATTCGGCTGGTTCCGAACGACCGACGATCAGGCGAAGCTCATTGCTTACTCCCAACTGGTACAGGGACTTTGCGAACTAGCGCGCACACAAAAGCGTGTAAGCGCGACGGAACAGGAAGTTGAGAATGAGAAATACGCCTTCCGCTGCTTCCTGTTGCGGTTGGGGTTCATAGGGGAAGAGTTCAAGTATTCGAGGAAACTTCTACTGGAAAACCTTACCGGTAACGCGGCGTTTCGCACCACGCGGGAAGCGGGTGATGAAGAATGACAGCCATTCATCCGGAGATGCTGAAACAGCTCAAAGCGTATTACAAAGCCGGCACTCGGGTGATGCTGATTTGCATGAGTGATCCTTACACCAACCTGCGACAGGGTGACCGAGGGACGGTCACCATGGTCGATGATATCGGGACGATTCATGTGAATTGGGATTGTGGTAGTTCGCTCGGGGTGGTATTCGGCGAAGATGAGTGCCGGAGGATTGAGGAAAATGAGTAATCGAGCGTTTGCTACTTACGGCGTTGGTCTGAACCGCAGCGAAATGGCGAAGCGTTGCCCGACTGCGAAGCCAATTGGCACGACAGAGTTGAAGAATTTCAAGCTTGCGTTTCGCGGCGGCAATGCCAGCGCGGTTGCGACGATTGAGAAGAAAAAAGGCGGAAGCGTACCCGCACTTCTGTGGGAGATAAGTCCACAAGACGAAGCTGCGCTCGATCGATGGATTGGAGTACCGGAACTGTACCGAAAGACAACGGTAAAGGTACGATTGAATGGTGCTGCGATGGATGCTTTTGTGTACATCCTGATTGCCAACAAACCGCGAAACAGGCCGAGCGCTTTCTATTACAGCACGCTTCTGGAAGGATACAGAGCAGCGGGCTTCGACGTGAACATTCTGAGGGCGGCTGTTCAGAATGAGTATCCGAACGCATCGGGCGGATAAATCACTGCGACGCCGCGTCGCGCAACGTCACCGCACCTGAGCGGTTCAAAAAGCGGATGGGGCGGTTGCCCAATCGGCGCACGATAACCAAACCAAGCCGGACACGGAGGCTCACGCGGGCCTCCGTTTTGATTGTATGAGGAGGAGGCGGTGATGCTACGAAAACTCAAGAAGTATACGCCAACTCCATTCAAAGCGAAGGACTCGGTATATGACAAACAGGCGGCGGATAACGCCGTCGCTTTTATTGAGTGTCTTGCGCATACAAAAGGTACATGGGCAGGTAAGCCGTTTCTGCTGATCGATTGGCAAGAACAGGTCATCCGTGATGTGTTTGGAACGCTGAAACCGAGTGGATATCGCCAGTTCAACACGGCGTATATAGAAATTCCTAAAAAGAATGGAAAATCAGAGCTTGCAGCCGCAGTCGCGCTGCTCCTGACCTGCGGCGATAACGAAGAGCGTGCCGAAGTATACGGATGCGCGGCAGACCGTCAGCAGGCTTCGATTGTGTTCGAGGTTGCAAAGGACATGGTCACCATGTGCCCGGCGTTGGCGAAGCGCGTAAAGATTCTCGCGTCGCAGAAACGGCTCGTGTACCTGCCGACCGGGAGTTATTATCAGGTGCTTAGCGCCGATGTCGCCAACAAGCACGGCTTCAATACGCACGGCGTTATCTTCGACGAGCTGCACACACAACCGAACCGACGCCTTTTTGACGTTATGACCAAGGGCAGCGGTGATGCGCGGATGCAACCCCTTTATTTCCTGATCACCACCGCAGGTGACAACACTAACTCCATTTGCTGGGAAGTGCATTCCAAAGCGAAGGATATCCTCGACGGTAGGAAAACCGATCCGACGTTCTACCCGGTGATCTATGGCACCGAAGAAAACGATTCATGGACTGACCCGAAGGTGTGGAAGAAAGCGAATCCGTCGCTGGGGATCACGGTGGGCATCGACAAGGTCAAAGCCGCTTGTGAAAGCGCACAGCAGAACCCCGCCGAAGAGAATGCGTTCCGTCAGCTTCGGCTGAACCAGTGGGTCAAACAGGCGATCCGCTGGATGCCCATGGACGTGTGGGATAAATGCGCATTCACGGTTGACCCCAAATCACTCGAAAGTCGCGTCTGCTACGGTGGCCTCGATCTTTCGTCCAGTACGGATATCACGGCATTTGTGCTCGTGTTTCCGCCGGTAGATGAAGATGACAAGTACTTTGTCTTGCCTTTCTTCTGGATTCCTGAGGAAAACATCGACCTGCGTGTGCGGCGCGATCATGTGAACTATGACCTTTGGGAGAAGCAGGACTGCCTGCTGACCACCGAAGGCAACGTCGTGCATTACGGGTTCATCGAGACGTTCATCGAGCAACTAGGTCAGAAGTACAACATCCGCGAAATCGCGTTTGACCGCTGGGGTGCAGTGCAGATGGTGCAGAATCTCGAAGGCATGGGGTTCACGGTCGTTCCATTTGGTCAAGGCTTCAAGGATATGTCCCCGCCGACGAAAGAGCTCATGAAGCTGACACTGGAGCAGAAGATTGCGCATGGTGGGCAGCCGGTGCTTCGCTGGATGATGGATAACATCTACATCCGCACCGACCCGGCGGGGAACATCAAGCCGGACAAAGAAAAAAGCACCGAGAAGATCGACGGTGCTGTGGCGACGATAATGGCACTGGATCGGGCGTTGAGGGCGGGTAGCGTAGATAATGGGAGCGTTTATGATAGCCGCGGCCTTTTTGTTTTATTCTAGAAAATTAAGTTTAGAAGTTTCAGGGAAATTTCTCAAGTAGGGTTTGCCTTTATTCGAATGAAACTGTCGGAAGCACATCGAATTAAGTCGATAGCATTCGACCGTTACTTACCAAAGTAATAAAGCTTTATTTACACTGCCATCAAGAGCAGCAAAATATAAGCCTCTTATCTCGCGTTGACCACTACTGTTTGAACCGTATCGAAGATAATAAAGAGAATCGTCGCAAATTTTCAAGACTTCGCCCTGATCGGTAGCAATGATATTCGTTTCTCCATTTAACAAGCTCGTCCTAGAAATATCTCCCATCATTGTCTGATAGTAGATATAGCCATCTTGCACAGAGAAAATTGTTTCTACTGGGTCCTTTATCGGTGAATATTTACTAATTTCGTACGAGCTCAGATCGAGCACATATGGTGAATCATATGACCACTGATGCCCAATTTGGCCATCGGTCCAATTGATCTTCGTTAGGTATAGGCTGCCGTTATACTCACTTTCCCCTTTTCCATTGAGAGTGTTTATACCTCCGATAGTAAATGTTTCGTCAGATAGTTTTACCCTTTCCATCGTTTTCAGGTTCAGGTAATAGAATTTGTAACCGTCATCAGCACCTGTCGAATAAAACAGTTTTTCACTAGTCAAAAACAACCCGCCACATGAAGTGGATACCAATTGTTTGTCATCTGTTCCATCGAGGTTACACATGTGTAGAGCGTATGAATCCTCTGAACTATTGTAAAATACATAATCATCAGAAAACATTGCTACTTCAGAGTATTTAGGTATATTCAACATCAACTCATTGGTACCATCGATATTACTCGAATAAATTCCAGTGGGCGTCCATGCTAAAAGACCACCATCGTTTTTGTAGTCAGCTTTCTGATAAAAGATTCGCCCTTGATCCACACGTATGATCTCACAACATGGGTCGCTTACAACAATCATGGAAGTTGATGTGTTCGGATTATACGAAAATATCTTGTGATCCTCAGCATTATTGATGAAGAAAATATCCTCATTTTCCTTATCTTGATTCAAATTCTGTTCGCTGTTAGGTTGAACGGTATCTACTTCCATTGTGGGACTAATAAATGGAGCAGAGTCTTGGCTATTTTCCGGTGTTATTGTGAACTCGGGTATTGGTGTACTCTCAGCAGTGATGGTGTGCTTGAAAAGAGAAGGGATGGGTATATCAAGGATGCTTTCTGGAATTATCCAAACTACAGCAAAAGTAGCAAAGCCAAAAATGAAAGTAATGACAATTGAAGCTAAATTTCGTTTCCGAACGGCAAACAAGATACCAATGACAGTTAAGATCAACAAGATTATGAAAACTATCCATCTAATGGTCATATTTACCCTCAAAAAAGATTTGGTTAGTGCGTACTAATTTGTTCGCGCCGACTGATATTAACTTGCAGAATCATTTAGTAAACCGCAGGAGTCTATTCCATAATGAGAGTGGTTGAACTTCCTTCGCTAATCTACCAAAACTAGTAATAGAAATATATTAACATCTCTAGCACAAATTGTCACTGTTGAAATAGTGACTAATTTTGGTTATCTAAAACGTGATGTCAAGGATGCCGGATGGAATGCATTTGTATTAGTTTCTTCTCGATTATACAAAACGAGTTGGGATTTCACTTTGTATGCTTATTCGCTATTTAGTGAGCACTATTGTACTAAGGGAGAAATGAAATACCGTTAATTATGCTAATACCAGTTATAACAATGGAGCACCAAGGAACATAGCCTTATGTTAAGGATAGCTAAAGTTTCTAAGAAATAAGGAATTCATTTTAGGAGGTGAAAAAAATACGCTTTCATCGAAACGTTTCTTTCTTTCTCGCGATAAACCGAGAGATTCTCTGAACGGCAGCCGCTACAGTTTCTTCTTTGGCGGCACATCAAGTGGGAAGCCGGTGAACGAAACGACCGCCATGCAGATGACGGCGGTGTACTCCTGCGTGAGGATCTTGTCCGAAACCGTCGCGGGGTTGCCGCTTAACGTCTATCGATATAACGATAGCGGCGGGAAAGAGAAAGCGTTCAAGCATCCGCTCTATCAGCTGTTGCACGACGAACCGAATCCCGAGATGACGAGCTTCGCGTTTCGGGAAACGCTCATGAGCCACCTGCTTCTATGGGGTAACGCCTACGCGCAGATCATCCGAAACGCAAGAGGCGAGGTGATCGCACTCTACCCGCTCATGCCGAACAAAATGACAGTCGACCGTGATCAAAACGGCCGGCTTTTTTATTTGTATCAGCGCGGGTCGGAAGATCCGACCACACTCGGGAAATCGACGCAGGTGACGCTTTCACCCTCGGACATGCTGCACATCCCCGGACTGGGGTTCGACGGCCTGATCGGTTACAGCCCGATCGCCATGGCGAAGAATGCGATCGGCTTGGCTATCGCGACGGAGGAGTATGGCGCAAAGTTTTTTGCAAACGGCGCGGCACCGTCCGGCGTACTGGAACATCCGGGCACGATCAAAGACCCGCAGCGGGTCAAGGAAAGCTGGAACTCGGCATATCAGGGCAGCGCGAACTCGCATAAAATCGCGGTGCTCGAAGAGGGCATGAAGTATACGCCAATCGGGATCGCGCCGGAGCAGGCGCAGTTCTTGGAGACGCGTAAGTTTCAAATCAATGAGATCGCGCGGATCTTCCGCGTGCCGCCGCACATGCTGGCGGACTTGGAGAAATCGTCGTTCAGCAACATCGAACAGCAGTCCCTGGAATTTGTGAAATATACGCTCGATCCATGGGTAGTGCGTTGGGAACAGAGTATGTGCCGGGTACTGTTCAGCGAGAGCGAGAAGCCGACGTACTTCATCAAGTTCAATGTAGACGGGTTGCTACGCGGCGATTACGCGTCCCGTATGAGCGGGTACGCCACCGCGCGGCAAAACGGCTGGATGAGCGCGAACGACATCCGCGAACTGGAAAACCTCGACCGAATCTCGCCCGATCTCGGCGGCGATCTTTACTTGATCAACGGCGCTATGACCAAGTTGGAGGATGCGGGGGTGTTTGCCAATGCAACGAAAAAGGAGGATTCCGCTTGAATAGAAGGTTCTGGAACTGGGTGCGAAATGAGGACGGCACCCGAACATTGACACTGAACGGCACGATCGCCGAAGAGAGCTGGTTTGAAGACGACGTCACCCCGAGGATGTTCCGAGACGAACTGAACGCCGGAACGGGTGACGTTGTGATTTGGATCAACAGCCCGGGCGGCGACTGCGTAGCGGCGAGTCAAATCTACACTATGCTCATGGATTACAAAGGGCATATCACGGTCAAGATCGACGGTATCGCGGCTTCCGCCGCGTCGGTCATCGCTATGGCGGGTACCGAGGTGCTCATGGCGCCAACGAGTTTGCTCATGATCCACAATCCGCTGACCATCGCGATTGGCGACAGCGAAGAAATGCAGAAGGCGATCGCCATGCTGGATGAGGTGAAAGAGAGCATCATCAACGCATATGAGCTGAAAACGGGGATGTCCCGCGCGAAGCTCGCGCACCTCATGGACGCGGAGACGTGGATGAACGCGAATAAAGCAATCGAGCTTGGCTTCGCGGATGGCGTACTGGCAGATGAAAAGAAGCAAACGGCGCATGGCGATGTGATGTTCAGCTTTTCCCGCCGCGCGGTGACCAATTCGCTGCTGAACAAAGTGCAGCGGAAGCAGGCAAGTAAAACAGCTGATGCGGAGGAGACACCTGCCGCTCAAACAACCGAACCGAGATACCCTGCGGAGCCGCTTTATCAGCGGCTCTCTTTGATTTCACACTGAGGAGGAAACGAATGAATACGATTTTGCAACTGCGCGAGAACCGCGCGAAGAAATGGGACGCCGCGAAGGCGTTTCTGGATGTCAAACGCGGCACGGACGGCCTGCTCTCCGCCGAGGACGCCGGCGCATACGAAAAGATGGAAGCCGAGGTCGTTGCGCTCGGTAAAGAAGTCGAACGCCTCGAACGTCAGGCAGCGTTGGACGCGGAACTGAACAAGCCCACCGCCGATCCGCTGACGAGCAAGCCCGCGCAAACCAATACGGAACAGAAGACTGGTCGCGCGACCTCCGAGTACAAAAAGGCGTTCTGGAACGCGATCCGCTCCAAAAATCCCCGCACGGAGATTCTGAACGCGCTGCAAGAGGGTACCGATAGCGAGGGCGGATATCTCGTTCCCGACGAGTTCGAACGTACCTTGGTGCAGAAGTTGACGGAAGCGAACGTACTGCGTCCGCTCTGCCATGTGATCCAGACTAGCTATGGCGATCGGAAGATTCCCGTGGTCGCGTCGAAGGGTACCGCCGACTGGGTCGACGAAGAGGGAACCTATCCGCTCTCGGATGATTCTTTTTCGCAGGTCGTCCTCGGCGCGTACAAGCTCGCGACCATGATCAAGGTATCTGAAGAACTGCTCTCTGACAGCATCTTCGATATCGAAGGCTATGTGTCCGAGCAGTTCGGTAAGCGTATCGGTGACAAGGAAGAGGACGCGTTCCTCAATGGCAACGGCGTCAGCAAGCCCATCGGTATCCTCAACTCCTCCGGTGGTGCTGAGATTGGCGTGACAACGGCAGGCGCTGCCGCGATCACGGGTGACGAGCTGATCGACCTTGTTTACTCGCTCCGCGCGCCGTACCGCAAGGGTGCGGTGTTTGTGCTCAACGACACGACCGTGAAACTGCTCCGAAAGCTCAAGGACGGCGACGGTCAGTACCTCTGGCGTCCGGGCATCACGGAAAACGCGCCGGACACGATCCTCGGGCATCGCATCGTGACCAGTGAGTTCATGCCGGGCGTCAGCGCGGGGAACAAATCCATCGTGTTTGGCGACTTCTCATACTACTGGATTGCCGCTCGTCAGGGTCGCACGTTCAAGCGCCTAAACGAGCTGTACGCCACCACCGGACAGATCGGATACCTCGCATCCCAGCGTTTGGACGGTAAGCTGATCCTGCCGGAAGCGATCAAGGTCCTACAGCAAAAGGCGTAACGGAGGGGCATATGGAGATCATTGATGCCCCGGCGGGAGATGTGACCCGCAACTGTAAAAACTATCTCGCGGACGGTGGGGATCGACTGGTGATCGGCGGTACTCTGGAGGTTCTGGATACCGCCACCGTCACCGGCCTGCAATCGGGATACGCAACCGAGCAAGCGGCTGGCAGCGTTTACCAGGCGTCGATTCAAGCGGAGAGCGCCGCAACGACCATCGCCGACCTGAAGAGCGATTTCAACGCGCTTCTGTTGAAACTCAAGAACGCCGGAATCATGGCGGCAGACCAGCCGGGTTCGATGTGAGATGGCAACGCTGCTGACTAAGGTCAAGGCGAATCTGATTCTGACGCACAACGCGGACGATGAACTTCTCGAAAGACTGATTGATGCCGCAGTTGCATATGCCGAAAGTTACCAGCACCTGACCGCCGGAACCTACGAAGTGGCGGGTATGCCGCCAACGACCGAAGCTGCGGTGATCATGCTGGCATCTCATTTCTACGAGAGCCGGGACGGCAGCACGGGCGGATTCTTTGCGGATAACGTGCAGGCGGGGCAGCAGGTTTGGAACACAGTGAATACACTGCTCCGACTGGATCGAGATTGGAAGGTGGGTTCGTGAGTTTCGGCAGAATGAACACGCTGATTTCGATTGCGCGGGAAGTTGTGACGATGGACGCGGAAGGATTCGCGACAAAGTCCGATCAGATATTAACCTCGTTATTCGCTTATCGGGAAGGGCGGCACGGTTCTCAGAAATGGGTCAACCGCGCCGCCTTTTCAGAGGCGACGGACTTGTTCCGTTTTCGCGTCATCCCGGGGCTGAACGTAACCACGGCGCATGTGATCCTCTGCGGCGATGATCGCTTCGAAATCACGTCCGTCGAGGACGTGAAGGGCAGAGGGATGTATCTAGAAGTGCTTGCAAAGAAGGTGACGCCGGATGGCTAAGGTGAAAATCGAGATGCCGGACGAGTTTCTCAACCAGATCGCTGGTATGGACAACGCGCTCGACGCGGCGATCCCGAAAGCGCTCGCGGCTGGCGGCAAGGTCGTCATGGCGAAGATGAAATCGAATCTGCAAGCGGCCATCGGGCGAGGCACAAAGTTAAAATCCCGCTCGACCGGCAAGCTTGCAGCATCGCTTGGTGTATCACCCGCAAAGCTGGATCGCGATGGAAACCTCGACGTGAAAGTAGGATTTTCGGAGGGACGCGGTGAAGTGAGCAACGCCATGCTCGCCAACGTATTGGAATACGGAAAACATGGTCAGCCTCCAAAGCCGTTTCTGAAGCAGACCAAGTCCTCGAGCCGGAAGCCGTGCATCGAGGAGATGCAACGCGTAATGAAGGAGGAACTGGATCTCCCGTGAGTATGTTGGAAGAACTGAATACGATCGTCGAGAGCACCGGACTTCCTGTGGAGACCGGCGTTTTCTCTGTCGCCGCGCCGGACGAATACGTCGTGATCATGCCGATTGCAGAGCACTTCGAGCTGTTTTCGGACAATGCGCCAAGCATGAACATCGATGAGGCGCGGCTGTCGCTCTTTTCGAAAGGGAACTACGGCGCGAAGAAACGATTGCTCGTTCGACTGCTGCTTTCGGCGGGGTTCTTAGTATCGGAACGGCGATATGTCGGACTGGAAGAAGACACGGGTTACCACCACTTTGCCATCGACGTGGCGAAGGAGTACATGGAGGAAGATTAGATGGCAACCATAGGGTTGGATAAATTGTATTATGCGAAGATCACCGAAGGCGCAAACGGCGACGAGACCTATGCCGCGCCCGTATCGCTCGCCAAGGCGATGTCCGCGGAATTAAAGATCGATATCAATGAAGCGACGCTCTACGCCGACGATGGCGCGGCTGAGGTGGTCAAAGAGTTCAAGAGCGGAACACTTACGCTTGGGATCGACAACATCGGTGCGGCGGTCGCAAGCGATCTAACCGGATCGCAGATCGACGATAACAAGGTGCTGGTATCCCAGAGTGAAAATGGCGGTCAGCCTGTCGCGATTGGGTTTCGTGCGAAGAAAAGCAACGGCAAGTACCGTTACTTCTGGCTGTACCGCGTCGTGTTCGGCATTCCCGCGACGAACCTACAGACGAAGGGCGACAACATTACGTTCTCGACCCCGTCGATTGAGGGAACGATCATCCGGCGCAACAAGCTGGATGGACAGGGCAAGCATCCGTGGAAAGCGGAGGTCAACGAGGACGATACGAGCGTATCGGCGGCGACGATCTCGGGTTGGTACACGCAGGTCTACGAGCCGACATTTGCGGCGGAGGGATAACACATGGAAAACGACAGAGGCGCGATGATCCGAATCGGAAATCGGGAGTATGAAATGCTCCTGACTACCCGCGCGACAAAGGAGATTGCGAAGCGCTACGGCGGTTTGGAGCACCTTGGCGATAAGCTCATGAAAGCGGAGAACTTCGAGCTAGCGCTGGATGAAGTGGTGTGGCTGATTACGCTGCTCGCGAACCAGAGCACGCTCGTACATAACTTGCTCGAACCAGACGATAAGCGTGAGCTTTTAACCGAGGAAGCGGTCGAGTTGCTCACCACGCCGCTGGATCTGTCTGGCTATAAAGCCGCGATCATGGAAGCGATGGTCAAGGGTACGAAGCGCTATGTCGAAAGCGAGGAGGAGCCCTCAAAAAACGTATCGGTCGGGCAAGCGACGAAGAGCTGTTTGCCCGACTGATCTTCTACGGGGTGACCTTGCTGGGCAGGCCAGAGCGCGAAGTCTGGTTAATACCGCTTGGTGCTCTGCTTGATCAGTGGGAGGTGTATCGGCAATTCTATGGGTTGTCTAAAGGTAAATCAGAAATGTCAATTGAAAACTTGATACCAGTTGGATTGTAGAGCTTTGAGCAAGTTGCCAAATGTGCTAGTATTCATTTAATGAGCGAAGGCGAGTATAATTGAATGTATATTAGCACTGACACGATCGAATCCATTGAGACATCGATTATTGAGTTATTTGACTGCCATTCTTCAGAGATAGAGGAGTTTTCTCGCTCTCTATATGACGGATGCTTTGAGAATGGAATAATCGACGGGGTGCGCATTAAGCAGAAAGTATCGGAGTTCACAATTATACGTGCTAGACAGCAAATAGATAGTGTTTGTTTGCACCATTTATCGCGCCGGTTAGTTGGTTCCATGGATGAAGAAAATGTATGTTGTAACTTAGCAGAGCTACTTCTTAGTAATTCGCCAGTAGCCAATTTCCTGAAAGAACACGGTATTTTTTTCGCAAAAGATGCAAAGATAATACACATGTATCATAATGGAATTGAGATAGTACCGGAATTTCAATCACCAGCATCTTCGCGAATCAAGATCAGACTAGGACAGTCTGACTATACACAAATTGATCAATGTATTAATGGATTTGCTTTCGCAGACAGAATAAAAAAAGCGGGTTATTTTTTACATCTATACAGATGTCCAGAGCTAATTTCAGACTTAGCTGAGTTATTAGATTTTCCCTTGCTTGCAGAAGATTACAAACGAAGCAGCAATTATTTTTTATATACTTTTTTACTGCCAATTGATATGGTAATCATGAGTAACGAGGAAGATGCTACTAGGCATAAAAAAGAAAACATGCTTCTATCCGAGTGCTTTTATCGGTTGTATGATTACTATTGTGAACCTGATAGAAGTAAATGGTTTGATCATGGTAATATCTACATGAGAATTAGTGATGATGTTTCGCTCACAGAAGAGCATTTCCAAAAGCGAACGCGGTTGGATTTTCAAGCAAACGAGCGTGTAAGCGATGATAGTGATACTTAGAAACTGAAAGACAGCTAAAATATAACTTACGACCTTCGGGTCGTTTTTTTATGCCCATTTTCTCCTAGGGTGGTGATGAAATGCCGTCCGACTTCGGACTCAAGATTGGAATTGAGGGCGAAAAAGAGTTCAAGAAAGCCCTCTCCGAGATCAACCAGTCGTTCAAGGTGCTTGGAAGCGAGATGAATCTCGTTACCTCCCAATTTGAAAAACAGGACAAATCGGTCGGTGCTCTGACCGCGCGAAACCAAGTCCTGCGCAAAGAGATTGACGCTCAAAAAGATAAGGTAGAAACCCTCGAAGCCGCGTTGCAGAACGCGGCTTCTTCTTTTGGAGAGAACGATAAGCGCACCCAGTCTTGGCAGGTGCAGCTCAACAACGCGAAAGCAGCCCTCAACGGAATGGAGCGCGAGCTTGGCGCAAACGAAACCGCGCTGGAAAGTACGGCGAGTGATCTGGATTCAGCTGGCAAACAGGCGGACGAGTTCGGGGACGAGATCAAGCAGTCCGCCGATCAAGCGGATGACGCGGGCGGGCGCTTTGACAAGCTCGGCTCGGTCGTCAAAGGGATTGGGGTAGCGCTCGGCGCGGCAATGGTGGCAATCGGAACGGCGGCAGTGGCTGCTGGCAAAGAGCTCGTCGCCATGACGGTCAACACCGCGGCATATGCGGATGAAATGCTGACGCAGAGTTCCATTACCGGCATGAGCGTGGAACGACTACAGGCGTATTCCTACGCCGCCGACCTCGTAGATGTGTCGCTCGAGACGTTGACCGGCTCCATGGCGAAGAACGTCAAGTCCATGTCCAGCGCCGCTGGCGGCAGCGAGCAGTTTGCCAAAGCATATGATCGGCTTGGCGTTTCGGTGACTAACGCGGATGGAACGCTTCGAAACAGCGAAGATGTTTACTGGGACGCCATCGACGCGCTCGGTAAAGTATCGAACGAAACGGAGCGCGACGCGCTGGCCATGCAGCTGTTTGGCAAGAGCGCGCAGGATTTGAATCCGTTGATTGCGCAGGGCAGTGAGGGTATCGCGGCGCTGACCGATGAAGCCAAGCGAATGGGTGCGGTGCTGAGCGAGGATACGATCGCGAAGTTCGGCGCGTTCGATGATTCCGTACAACGGCTCAAGCAGGGATCGGAAGCGGCGCAGCGGGTCATGGGTACGGTACTACTCCCGCAATTACAGACGCTCGCGGACGATGGCGTTTCTCTGCTTGGCGATTTCACATCGGGGCTTGCCGCGGCGGGCGGCGATTTCGACAAGATCACTGTCGTACTCGGTGAGACAGTCGGCGGAATCGCAAACATGATTCTCGGCAGCCTGCCGCAGTTCGTGCAGGTGGGCATGAGCATTGTGAGCGCGATCGGCGGCGCGTTGGCGGCGAATTTGCCGACGTTGATCTCCGCCGCTTCCGAGATCGTTATGACGCTGCTGCAGGGTGTAATCACGGCACTTCCGCAGTTTACGGACGGTGCGGTGCAACTGATCACCACGCTTGCGCAGGGGATTGTCGACATGCTGCCAGCATTGGTGGAGGCGGCGATTCAAATGGTCGCATCGCTGGAGCAAGGTATAGGCGATGCGCTTCCGACGCTGATTCCCGCGATCATCGAAGCGGTGCTGCTGATCTGCGAAACGCTGTTCGACAACATGGACAAGATTCTGGACGCGGCGTTTTCGATTGTGAAAGGGCTGGCGGAGGGCATCATCCGCGCGCTACCGAAGCTGATTGAAGCGTTGCCGAAGCTCATTACTGGGATCATTAACTTCTTCATGAACAATCTCCCGACCCTCATGGCCATGGGCATCGAGTTCACGATTCAGCTTTCGATTGGCCTGATCAAGGCTCTTCCGCAGCTGGTTGCGGCCTTGCCGCAGATTGTTTCCGCAATTCTGAACGGGTTCGGGTCGTCGGTATCCTCGGTGGTGGAGATTGGCAAGAACATCGTCAGCGGCCTTTGGGAAGGCATCAAGAGCATGGCCTCTTGGCTGGCTTCGAAAGTGCGCGACTTCTTCTCCAACATCGTGAAAAGCGCGAAGAAAGCGCTCGGCATCGCGTCGCCATCCAAGGTGTTCGCCGGAATCGGCGAGAACATGGGCCAGGGCGTTGGCGTTGGATTTACCGACGCCATGGAGGACGTGAACAATCAGATCAAGAGCGCGATCCCGACCAGTGTTGACGTCGGCGCGATCGATGTCCTGACGAACTTACCGAATAGCATCGGTATCGACGGCACGAGCGATCTACTTTCTCAGAAACTGGACGTGCTGATCGGTGAAGTGCGGCGATATCTGCCGCAGCTAGCCGGGATGCAGTTGGTCGCGGACACGGGGGCAACGATCGGTTGGCTAGCACCTGCTATGGACGACGCGCTCGGTACGATTCGCAGACGAAAGGAGCGGCTGACGTGAGCGATATCCGATTCGGACCCAAGTGGGCACATGCAGACTACGGCCTGATCGTCGCGCCCTACGCCATCCCCATGCCGGAGCCGCAGACGAACTTTGTTGAGATCCCGGGACGCGACGGCGCGCTCGATCTGTCGGAAGCGTTCGGTACGGTGCGATACACCGACAGGATCATCCCGCTCACGTTATATGCCCGCGCACCATTCGATACACTGATTTCCGCATTTGCAGCGGATTTGCACGGGCGACGTATGAATTTGATCTTCGATCGCGACCCGACATTCTACTATGATGCCCGAGTTACGCTGGAGGACGTCGAGCGGCACGCAGGATACTGCGAACTATCGCTGGAATGTCGTGCAAGACCGTACAAGATGGAGCACTTCGATACTACGATTACAGTACTTCCAACAGGCAGCGTGACCATAACATTAGCCAACACGCGTATGCCCGTCGTACCGACAATCACCGTCTCCGCCGAAATGACGCTTGCGTTCACTATCGCAGGAGTCGTTCATACGATTCATCTCGCTCCGGGATCTCATGTTGTTTCTTCGCTTGTTCTCATGCAGGGCGATACGCAAGTTGAGATTACGGGTATCGGCTCGATCACGTTCACATATCGGAAGGGGGCGCTCTGATGTACCGAATACTCTGTGATTCGTATGTGCTCTACGATCCGCGTTTGCCGGATTTGTTCGTGTTCGAGCCGGAGTTGACGCAGAAGAAAAACGAGCCGGGTGAGCTGTCGTTCAAGATTCCGAAGGAACACCCAAACTACGGTGTATTGGAAAAGCTCAAGAGTCGCATCAAGGTTTATCGAGACGATGTTCTGGTCTGGGTTGGACGAGCGATCGAAGACGAGCGGGATCTGTACGAGAACCGCAAGGTGGTTGTAGAAGGGACGCTGGCGTTTTTACTAGACAGCATCCTCCGTCCATTTGCTATAGATGGAACGGCGACGGATATTTGGACACATATTCTAACCCTACACAACGCGCAGATGAACGTGAATCAGCGACTTGGCATAGGGAACTGCGATCTTGCTGGCTCGGTCAGCATTGCTACAAAAGACTATCTCTCCGTATGGCAGGTACTGAAGACTTACCTTATTGACATATTCGGTGGCTACTTGATTGTTCGTTTCGACGAAAACGAGGATCCGATTCTGAACTATCTCTCAGATGTGCCTGATACATCGACGCAGCGAATTGAATTCGGCGAGAACCTGATCGATCTTGTGCTGATCAAGAACGCGTCCGAAACTTACACCGCCTGCGTTCCACTTGGCGCGGCGCTGAAGGACATCGACCCGGAATCGGAGAGCGATGCACGTCTCACGATTGCGAGCGTGAACGATGGGCAGGATTACCTCACTGATTCGGCGCTTGCGGCGGAGTATGGGGTGATCTTTGCACCATCTGGCTTGACCACGTGGGACGAAATCACCGACGTGACGATCCTCATGAACAAAGGCCATGATTGGCTGAGCGGAACTGGTGCGCGATTCAAGCAGACGATCAAACTCTCGGCGGTCGATCTGCACAACGCGGACGCGAATCTAGAGTCGTTCCAATTTCTGGATAAAGTTGTTGTCTCTTGTGGCACGCTCTGCCCAGAAGAGATGTACATTCTGTCCGAAGTGACCATTCCGCTGAATAACCCGGCTAGCACTGGGATTGTGTTAGGGGATTCCCGCCCATCATTGATCGGTGAGGAGATCCAGCAAAACTCGTCGGTGAAGAATCGCATTGAAACGATCGAGGCGGATTACACCACGCACGGTGAGATCAAAGAGATTGTGCAGGAGCAGATCACCCAGAACACCTCGATCCTGCAATCCGCGCAGCAGATTATCATAACCGCGCTGGAGGATTATGTCCGAACGCAGGACTTCGTCGCGTTGCAGAATACGATACAGACGTCGCTTTCCATCATGGCAGGGACGATCGAGGCGAACTTTACGGAAACTGCGAGCCGAATCTCAACCTTGAACGGTGAAACGTCGCAGCAGTTCGAGTCGGTGCGCAGTTTCATTCGGCTGATTTCCTCCGGTATTGTGATCGGGAAGAGCACGTCCGCAATCAAGCTCAAGCTGGAAAACGATGTGCTTTATTTCTTCTCCGGAAGCGAGAATAGCGTGACCACCGTTAGCGCGATAGCCTATTTCTCTTCCGGCAAATTGTACGTCAACGATGTTCAAGTGCTTTCTTCGCTGCGGATTGGCGGTTACGCTTGGGTGCCCGAGAGTGGAAACTTGAACTTTAAGAAGATCGGAGGGTGAGGAAATGGCAAATTGGCCATATGAGTCGATTCATGACGGATATACGATCGTCAACGGTTCTCTTTCTGGTACCGCAGCCAGCAAGATTTCTTGCTGGCTGGAATACAAGATCATTTCACAGTCAGCCGCCAGCAATGCTTCAATCATCCGGTTCTATGTGTTTTTGGCGACCTCTGGTAACACTTCGCAGTACGACGTTTACTGCAACAATGTCGATTCGAATTCGCGCGGCGCAATGAGCGTATCGGTCGACGGAAGCGTTGTCTACAACCGCACAGGCAGAGGCTTCGCAATCTCACGCATCCCTTACCGGGATGAATACATCACGCAGTATCAGGAGCCATACGATACGGCGCTGGGCTACCAGTACCTTATGATCCTGACTGACAATGCGAGCATAGAGAGCGAAGCATACGGTGAATGTACGGTAACTCACAACTCGGACGGAACCAGGCAAACGACAATCTCATTTGTTGCGAACTGTACGTATTCGTCGGCAATAGGTTCTGTCAGCGGTTCGTTGAGTATCACGTTACCGGCGATCCCACGGGTCACGACTCCGAGTGTACCGGGCGTCACGCTTGGTAGCTTAGCAACGATCGCGCTCGCTCCGGCGTCGAGCGCGTTCCTGCATACCCTTCGGGCGAAGTTTGGCTCGCGCGCCGAGACGACGATCGCGACGCAGACCTCGGCAACGAACATTTCATGGACATCTTCGCTCGACGAGGCCAACGCCGCGCCGAATGCGACGAGTGTCGCTGGGACGCTCTATTGCGACACCTACTCCAACGGGGTGCTTCTTGGCACGACACAGACGAGCATTAACGCCGCGATTCCCGCTTCCGTCGTGCCAACGGGATCGATCTGGTTCTCCGAAGCTGAGGAAGAATTGGCGACGCAATTCGTGTGCTTTGTTCAGCGAAAGAGCAAATTAAGCGTCAGCATATCTGCTTCGGGTGTCTACGGTTCGTCCATTTCGTCGACTTCGACCACGGTAAACGGAGCGACGTATTCGGGTAACTCCTTCACGACAAATGAGTTGACAACTGTAGGCGCGAACACAATACGCACGACGATCACGGACAGCCGGGGACGATCGACGGTGCTGACAGGAACGTTTGATGTCGTGGCGTATGACGCGCTGTCCGTGCAGTCCGTTGCGGTCTTTCGGTGCGACGCTGCAGGCAACGCCAGCAATACGGGAACATACGCCATGGTGGCGGTAACCGGCGCGATCTCCTCTGTGAATAACAAGAACACCCGCATACTCAGGGTCGGGTATAAGCGCAAGAGCGAGGCATATTACACGGATACGACGTTCACACTTTCCACGTATGCTGTCAACGGCAGTTATCGCATCGGCGGAAGCCTCTCGAATCAGTATACCTACGACATTCGCGTAACGCTCGGCGACTATTTCGGCGAAGCATACGGATATATCGATCTCAGCACAGCGGAAGTTATCCTCTCTGTGCGCAGTACCGGAATGGGATTGGCAGTCGGGAAGGTCGCCGAAGAGGACAGCTTCGATGTCGGCTGGCCGGCACGGTTCCGCGAGAATGTGCAGTTTGACGATGCAGTCACGTTTTCAGGCGTTCTGTGGCTGGCAAATCTGATCTTCCCGGTTGGCAGCATTCGCATGACGGTATCCGCCGCGGATGAAAGCGCGTTCCTCGGAGGTACCTGGGTGCGCTGGGGAACGGGTCGCGTGCCGGTGGGTGTGAATACCTCGGATACGAACTTTAACACAGTGGAGAAAACAGGCGGTGCGAACACGCATACTTTGGCGATAGCTGAGTTGCCGTCGCACAATCACTCGTTCAGTGGTTCGGTAACGGTGAACGCCAATGGCGCGCATACCCACCAAGCATCTTCGGGTTCGTATAAGGTTGGAAGCGGATCGGCTTCTACTTATTACTATATGACGAACGGCGGATCAACGAGCGGACAGACGACCGGTTCCGGTGGGTCGCATGACCATACGGGTTCCGTTTCTGGCTCGGTTGGCAGCAACGGTAGCGGTGCGGCGCACAACAATTTGCAGCCATACATCACTTGTTATTTCTGGAAAAGAACAGTGTAAGGGTTGAAACATAGAAAAGGCACTCCTAATGGAGCGCCCAAAATAGCGAAAGGCACTCAGCCGGGGGGGAGAGTGCCTTTCTAATTTGCATGGTAAATCTTGTTAGGGATTGGGACATACCCGGGTAGGTAGGTTGTGTATACCATGCAAGCTTGATGTATTTGCATCATAGCAGATTCTTATCGGAATTACCATGAAGAAACCATTAATTTATCTGATCCGAAACGGAGGAAATAATGGAATTTACGCGCATTTTGAAGAAAGGCACGTCCGGCGAGGACGTGCTTTTTTGTAAGCAAAAGCTCTTGGAACTAGGTTTCTATGGCGATCACATCACGACGGTGACCAGGAAAACGTTCGGCGCAGACACGCTGTAGGCTGTGAAGCGATTCCAGGC